CTACGAGCTGAAATGTCTGTCTGGAACTCGAACATGAGAGCGAAGTAAGAGATCTCGTCCTTATCAGTCTCAACGATGAGTCCGTTATCGTCTTCCTGCTCTCCGATTGCGTCGACCTTGATGTCTTCCGGGATCATAGCAGACTCGAAATCACCTTCATATCCTCTGTTATTAGACAGAGCATAGTAAGCGATGTTATCTGCTGAGAAAAATGTAGGATTGCCGGAAGGATCGAGCTGAATGTTTACAGCTCCGGGCCACTTCTTAGGTGTGCCGTAAGATGTTACGACATTTCCCTGAGCGTCTGTGGTCTCGGTAAGCTTTGCGTAATGCACATTTGAAAGGCCGTAAAAGACCTTTGCTTCCTTTTTCTCAGGCATTTAAGATTCCTCCTAAAAAAGTAATATCAAAATAGGTCTCCGTGACGTGCTCGTCAGAATCATCGACTAAGGTCACGCTATAAGGAAGCGAGTTCTCGTCGAGGATCCTCTTCAGAGTCGCATGAAGAGACCAGTTGCGGACCTCACTCTCGACCAGATTGAGTCTGAGTGAAGTAGTTTCTGTGTATGTTTTATTGTCTGCTGCAAAGTTCGGATTCGTGACATCTCTGAACACGATATAAGGACAAGCGGTACCATCAGGAGCAACACCGAGATTAACATTGAAGCCATTTGTCTCAAGTAACGTCTTAAGTGAACTAATCGTCATAATTTACTCTCCAATTCCTTGATAATGTCTTCCGTGACCATCTCTTCTACAGGCTTGATATGAGGTCTTCCCTGGACTCTTCCGACTTTCTTTCCGTCTCGAATGATGTCGTGGCCATTTTCGAGGAGATGTGTCAGTCCGGGCTTCTTGTTGTAGACGATATATCGGCCTTTTTCTTTCTTCACGGCCCACGACTTAGCATATCTTCCTGTGTCTGCAGGTGATAATTGCGTCAGAGCCTTTTTAGCCTGTTGAGCTCCGTTCTTCATGACCTCGTCGACCGTCTGATTTACATCTGACGTATATTGAGCGAGTACATGATTGATCTGAGCTGTGAGACTATCCATTTCCAACCCTCGAACCGTAATATAGTTCTATCCAGTCGTTATCAGGCTCAAAAGTACGATAAATCGAATATACTGTCATATTCTGATTTGCGTCTTTGAATCCGAGAAGCTTCTCTCCGTGATAGTCTGCAGAATTCATCTTGATCGAACCCTGCGGTCTTAATCCGGCCTGATCTGCCTGGAAGAACTCATTCTGATAAGTGCTGCTCTGGATCCCGATCGCTTCGATCTCTGTCTTGGTGGTCACTGTCTGACCTGTTGCGTCTTTTGTCCTTGTTTCTCCCAAAAGGAAGAACGAAACATCTCGAGCCATTTTTCCTTACCTCAGCAAACAATATTAAGATCCAGAACCACTCGGAGTCGCTCTTCCAAACGCTCTGCAATTCAAGCGGTATTTAAGGGAAGCCGGCATCGCTGTCGGCTCCCTTCTTGATAACCACTGCCAGCGAGCGTAGTCGATAACGAGCTCTGAGTCTATGTCTGATGATGTATCGACATCTTCACCGACGAACTTACTGACTTCTTTTTCAGCGACTGTCAGGAGACTTGTAAGTCTTTCATCGTAAGCTGTCGAGTTAATAATTCCGATGTCGATCTTTAATCTCTTCAAGAGGACGTTATCATTAACTTCACTCATGGTCTGATCTCCTTAAATATCAGGATTCAGGATCGTCCTGTCCGGGGAAATTTACGGATGTAGTAGGAGCTGCACCGTAACCGATAGCACCGAAAGCCTTAGCAACTGCAGGCTTACCGTCAGCTCTCATCGTTCCCTTGATAACTGTCTGATCCTCGATGAACTTAGCCTCAGTAGAAACTGCGACTGTCATCTCCTTCTTGATGAGAGCAGCATAGAGATCGAGATAACCGAAAGCGATGTTGTTATCAGGTACGAAGTCGAGAACAACAACGTCACCACCGTCGACAGGCATTGTACCGTCAACACCGGAAACGAGAGCACCAGCAGCATTAAAAGCGAGTGCCTCAGCCTTGAGTGTACGATACATCTTGTCGTTCATGATCCATGTGATACGGCCACGGCTCTTCTTACCGTCTGCAACACCACCGGCTGTGATGATCTCTGCGAAGAGATCCTTACCCTTCTTAGCAGAAGAGATAGTAACGAGCTGAGAAGCTGTAGAAGCGATAGCTGTTACGAAGCCTGTAGGCATCTTGGTACCTGTACCGTAAACGAAAGCCTTATCGAGTGCATAGCCGATAGCCTGCATCAAAGCGTCAGCGAATACGTCGAGGAGATCGATGTCGGAATCTTCGATTCTAGCGTTGCAGATAGCGAAGAAGCCACCGACCTTGTATGTGTCGAGCTCAACAGAACCGAAGGAAAGATCGAGTTCGTTAAGTGTTGCACAAGCCTCTGTCCAGATAGCCTCGGGAATAGCACCCTCGACAGGCTGTCTGCCGTTGTTCTTTGTGAAAGCAGCTCTTACTCTGCCATAGAGCTTGGAATACTCGATGACATTGTCACGGATGAGGTCGAAGATGGAAACTCCGATGAATACGTCAGCACCTGTGACTGTTCTCTTCTCAGAGATAAGCTGTCTTACTCCCTCGAGAGTCTTCTTAACATCCTCACGCTGTACGAACTCAGCTCTCTGGATGTCTGTCATTCTGTTAAGTGATCTTGTCTTAAACATCTTGTTCATGTTCCTTTCTGTGAAATTAACTCCTTCGGGAGTCTGTGTAACTGTGGTCTCAGGTGTCTGTTCAGCCACCTTCTGTGAAGCTCTCTGCTGATCTTCGACATCTTCGAGTTCCTTTTCCATCTCGGAAACTTCACCCTCGAGGTCAGCGATCTTCTGATCGTTCTCAGCCTTTTCAGAATCAAGAGCAGCCTTATCAGCTTCGATCGCAGCGATATTCTCTTCAACGACCTGCTTCTCTTCTTCTGTCTGAGCCTCTTCGATTGCCTGGGCTGTGTCATCCGTTCTCTTCTGGATATCTGCAGCTCTGGTCTCAAAGTCGGATTCCTTAGCTCTTAAAGCTTCGAGGTCCTTCTTTGCATCGTTGATCTTCTTACGAAGCATCAATGCTCTAAGCATGACTTATTCCTCCTTAGTTGAGATTTTCTTGAGACGATCGGCCATCTTCAGCTTCCACGCTTCAGCAGCTCTCTTCTTGAGTTCTTCTGCGTCCTTGTGTCGAGCTGAAACACCTGTCTCCTCGTAAGCAGGGAATGTGCAAACAGAAACTTCGAAAAGGTCGACATCTGTGATCGTCCAATGGATTGTTCCGTCATCTCGGAAATCGGTTTCCTCGCTGCGGATCATGAATCCGATCGAGCACTGGTCAACGTCGCCACGCTTGACACGCTCGTATGTGTTTACAGCGTCACTGTCTTTCGGATTGATAGTGATGCGTCCCCACAGTCCGTGAGTGTCTTCCTTGAGCTCCAGTGTGTGAACCTTTGTACGGCCCAGGACCAGAGTCGTGTCGTGGTTGGTCAGTCCTCTGATATCGCCACTCAACGAGCTCGTGAAAGCTCCGGGAGCGATGGACTCAGATGCACCTTCCCACATCTCATAGTCACTATTAAAAACAGCGAAGTAGCCTTCAATGACCATCTCTCCGCTGTCTTCCCTCGTTTTAAACTCTCCTGATCTGAGCTGCATTACTCTCATCTCAGGATGTTCTTCAAAAATAGACCTCACAGTCTTATCCATTTTGATTTCCTCCGATTAACTTACTCTGGTTTCCGGACATATCAGCCGGAATATAATTCTCAAGAACCTTAAGTTCGTCGAGTCCTTCCTTCGGCTCGAGATTGATACGGTCACGAGCTTCGTTACCTGTAACCCATCCACGATCACCCATAGCCGTGAAGACTGAAGTGATCTGCTGCAGATCCCAGTCGAGGAGAGCCCATACATTTCCCTTGATATACCAATCAGGTGAAAGGATAAGGCCCTTCGTGAGTGTCTGTTGTATCTTTTCGACGATCTCTCTGACTGTCGTCTGGATGAAGTTGTTATATTCATCCTTCTTGAACTCTCCGATTCCGACCAAGAAAGCAGGAACACCAACGATGGCCGCTGCTGTCTCCTTATTCATCTTGACCGTGTCAGAGATAGCGAGGTCCTGAAGTGTAAGCGGTTTAACTGACGTAACGTTCATCTGCTCCGCTGGAATGATCCAGGGCTCACCAGCTTTCGAAGTCTTCAGATAATCTTCAGCGATCTTGTCTCGACCTTCCTTGCTCTGGAACTCTTCACCCATCGCATTGACATTCACTATAAGCGGAGGCTTAAACTCGGAAGCCAGATAAGCGTTTTCGGTGTGAGCTG